TTGGACAATCACAAATGTTAGTGACGGCAATGCTCTCATAGACACACTACAAACAACTGCATATGTATCCATTGTGGACGAAGAATAAAATACGCAAAACTTAAAGTGAGACACAAACTATGACTACAGAACCCGAGCAAATCGCACAAGACATCAAGGCATCGCACGACTCCGTTGACCTCATCAATCGAATCGTTGCAGACGATCAGCACAACGAAGAAACACACTACACAGTCGTGCGAAATGTTGTGCACCTTCGCAACTGCCTGACGCTGCAACACATCATGGAAAACGCAACGACCGAAGACAAGATCGCATTTGCAGATGCTGCGACACTTGGTGATACTTTTTTAATTAACAACTAACACAAGAAAATAAAATGACATATACAAACACACCCGTAGTAGTCAGTCAAAAAACCACTGGTTATACTTCTGGAAACATTCCATACACAAACCTTACTTTAATTGCTGGTATTCCACACTCAGCTCAACTAGAGGTTGAAAGAATTTTCTCACAAGAAAGAGATGGTAATACAGCTAATTTATTAGCTTTCTTAGCAGACCCTGCTATTACTACAGCTCAAAAGAAAGAAGTGTTTATTGTTCCTATCAATCGTTGTACTTTAGATTCGATTACAACAAACATCACAGCAATAGACTTACCAGCTTCAGGAGCTACTGTTTATAATTATGCGGTTGGTGGATATACTATACTAGTACCAGCAATAGGTGGTACAATCACTGTTAGACGTAAGACTGTGTCAAATGAACCTTTTGTAAACTGGCAAGCAGGAAGTCGCCTTACCAGTAAACAGTTAAACTTATCAACAACTCAATCTTTATATCTTATGCAAGAAGTTTTAGAAAAGATTGGTACATCTGTGACAATTGAAACAACACAGATTACAGCTGCATCTATAGCAGCTAACTCTGTAAATACTAGTGCAATTGTAAACAGTGCTGTTACAACAGCTAAGATTCTTGATGCTAATGTTACTACTGATAAGATTGCCGACAGTGCTATTACTACTGGTAAAATTGCAGATTTAACTATTGTAAATGCGGATATAAGTGCAACTGCTGGCATTGTTGATACAAAACTTGCGACTATTTCTACTGCTGGTAAAGTACTTAATACGGCAACTACGGCTCTTTCTACAAATACTGCTAATGCGATTGTAACAAGAGATGCCTCTGGAAACTTTAGTGCAGGTACAATCACAGCAGGTTTAACAGGAAATGTAACTGGAAATGTAACTGGAAATGCTTCGGGACTATCAGCTACATTAGCTGTTGCTAGTGGAGGTACTGGAGTAACTACATCCACGGGAAGTGGTGCAAATGTTTTAGCTACCTCACCTGCATTAGTTACACCAACTATTGATTCTCATCCACTTACTTTTAATTCAACATTAAATACAACATCCCCTATATATGCTGTTAGTGGTTTTGTTAGTTTTGATGGAACTACATTATTAACAACTTTAAATGGAGCAACTTTAACAGCTGCTAGAACGTCAGGATCTATTACAAATACTATTACAACAAGTGCTGATCACGGGTTAATTACAGGTAATATTGTAAGTATAGTTGGTGGTGCTATAGTAGTAGGAGATTATAGTGTTACTGTCGTAAGTACAACTACTTTTACAATTCAAACAGCAGCAACAACACCAATTACTGCTGGAACTGCTATAACAGTTAGGTGTGCTACTATAATTAACAAATCCTCTAACATCAGTACTATAGCTATGAGTATTACTGCTGGTACTTACTATATAAACCTAAACGATTCTGTTACTGGAGGCGTATGGATAGGTTCAAGTTATAATCAGAATGTAAATTCGACTACTCAAACATCAATAAAAGCAACAACAACAAAGTATAGTACTATGCTTACTGCTGGCGGCACTGGTACACAAACATCTTTTGCATCTAACAGTGCTATGCTTATATAAGGAATTTAAAATATGATATCTACAGAAGAAAAAAAAACCTTTTCTCCATCTATAGCTTTACAATGGTTACAATTAATTGTATTAACAATAGGAGTAGCTGGATTCTTTACCGTATTAGGTAGTAAAAATGAAGTAATAAATAGAACAACATCAGACCTTAGTGAACTAAAAGATATTGTACAAGATCTTGTAAAAAGTCAAATTACATTTGCCGTGAATGATGGGAGACACCAAGAAATGTTAGATGACTTGCGTATACGAGTATTTGATTTAGAAAAAAGGAGTTTAAAATAATGCCATTAGAGTTAATTAGTTTGTTAGGTGGTGGTTTAGCTGGGTTTGTCTTTCGATATCTTGCTCAACGAGCATCAGATCAAAAGGAAATGTTTGTTCAACTACTTGCAGTCAATAAACAAACAACTGAGAATCAAGACAAGGCAGCCCTTAGGGTTCCATTAGATGTTGGTAAGGTTGTCCGTCAGACCATTGTGTTGGTTGTGTTGTTTGGAACCATTGTGGCTCCATTTGTATTGCCCTTCTTTGGGGTCCCTACCTTTGTAGAAGTCGATACAGTCAACCCAGAAGGTTTGTTTGGTATCATTCCCCAATACAGCCGTAAGGTTTTTGTTGAGGTGAATGGGTTTCTTTACACGTCTGAGAATCGTCAAATCTTAGTATCCCTAGTGGGCTTTTACTTTGGAACCGCAGCAGCAGGAAATAAATCATGAAATATATTTTATCTTTATTGTGTTTAGTTGGTTGTTCAACAGTCCCTATACTTGTCCCTGATGCAGCTCGCCCCTCAGTCATGGAAACAGTCATTACCCACGGGGTAGATAACCCAAGCTACCTTTGGATTCTCTGGTATATCCCCGTCTTAGTTATTGTGTTAGGTTGGTCATATGTCACCTTTATTAAGAAAGGAACTAAAGAATGAGCCGTAAACAAACAGTCAATAGAATTTATGATAAACTGCTGAATGCATTACTGGAGGATTTATCTGACAGTTCTAAGTGTGGTCCTGGATTATACCAAGTAATCCGTGGAGTCATGCAAGACAATAGAGAGTTATTGGACAGTATTCCAAGTGATTCAATGGAGGCGGTCGAGCGTAAAATGGCTGCTTCCGTTCCCTTTAAGTTTGCCTCCACAAACCCAGCACCCCCTCAGTAAGGCTGAGATGACCTGTGCTGCGTTTGTTCCTAAATGGCTACAGCTTCTTAGGGTAACATAAGAAACGCAACACAGGAGATCCTAGAAAGGATACTAATGAATGTACCTCAAGAGGTGTTAGATGACTTTAGAAATCATCTGTATTTTTGTTTCAAGTATTTAGGTCTTGGGTTACCTACCCCAAAGCAGTATGCTATGGCAGAGGTTCTTCAGAATGGCAGTAATGATTTTTTAATGCAAGCTGGTCGTGGGGATGGTAAGTCTGTTATCAATGCTTGCTTTGTGTCTTGGAAGATTCTTAAAGATATTAACAGAACTCAACTTGTTCTTTCAGCTGCTGGGGATAAGGCTATTAAGTTTGTATCTCAGGTTCGTCAGACCCTAGCTTTAGTTCCGTATATGCAACATTTGATTCCTCAGGAGTTTGAGAAGGATTCGGCATTCGGGTTTAATGTACATGGGCGTACTAGAATCAGCCAAGATCTTTCGGTATCCGCAAAAGGTATCACCAGTCAGATCACAGGATCACATGCAGATGATATCTTGTGTGATGATATAGAAGTACCTGAGAACTCCGATAGCCCTGCATCCCGTGAAAAGTTATGGGATAGGTGTATGGAGTTAGAGAATGTAAGAAACAAAATAGATGATGCAACTATCAGATTCCTAGGGACACCTCAAACAAAAGACTCTATATACAATAAACTTGCAAGTCTATATACAGTTGTTAAGTTTCCTGCTGTTATGCCTGATATAACATCTCCTCAGGATTGTGAGAATGTTCATAAGTATATCCTTGGTTTAGAATTAGAAGCGGGTCAATCAACTCAAGTAGAAAGATTCTCTGATGAAAGACTGTTGGAGATTGAAGCAAAGATTGGTCCCAGCTTATTTGCATTGCACTATAAGCTTGATACAAGTTCATCCGACAGTAAACGATATCCCCTCCATCTTGCAGACTTGTTGGTATTAGATGTTGATGTTGATATCTTTCCTACTAAAGTAACTTGGTCAAACTCAACACAGAATAAAAGAGTTGCATCATTTGGTATGCGTGGTGATATCTGTTATGAACCCATGTGGATATCACCTGATCAATCCTCATACTTAGAGACCGTTTTGTTTATTGATCCATCGGGTCGAGGGGAAGACGAAACAGCGTTGTGTGTGGCATCTTTTGTGAATGGTTACATTGTGGTACATGAGTTGTTTGGTCTTCAAGGAGGATATGATAATATTACCTTACAGAAGATATGTAAGTTAATTATTCAATACAAGATAAAGAAGATCAGTTATGAATCAAACTACGGTGATGGTATGTTTGGTCAGATATTGAAACCAGTCGTTGCATCTTCTTGTGGGCAAGTTGCCATCAAGGAATACAAAGTAACTGGGAATAAGGAAAGTCGTATTTTACGGACACTGGAGCCTGTGTTTGCTCAGCATCGTTTAGTGTTTGATACGAAAGCAATTCAAGATAAAGAAAATCAAATACAAATAACGAGAATAACAGAAAGACGAGGGTCATTAAAACATGACGATAGAATTGACGTATTATCTGCTGCTGTGTCTTATTGGGCTGATGCCATTGCAATTGATCCTGATACCGCTATTAAAAAGAATCAATCTGATGAACAAAAAAAGATCACTAAAGACTGGATGTCCAATAAAAGATCATTAGGTTTACTTGGAGATCGTATCAGTGGAGCTGTGTTATTGAATGGTCAAGAAGTTGGAAAGAAAAAATCTAAGTTTGGTACTTCAATACTAAAGAGGAGACAATGAATGCAGTCACAGGCATCGGTCCCCGCACAGGGACATCGTGGGTCATGGGCAAACTGCAAGAAGCAGGGCTTAAGGTCAATGGTCATAAATTTCTACCTGACCTATTAGTGCCCAAACATAACCCACAAGGTTACTGGGAGTTAGACCCTGATGAACCAATGCCAACCACAGGCATCAGTAAGTTATGGGGTATCTGGCATAACACAAATGTCAATAAGGTTGTGGTGTTAGAACGAGCTGATACCAAAGCACAACTAAAGTCAATGGATAAAGTTTTAAAAGATGAGTTGCTGCTGCCGAAGTGTGCATCACTGTGGAAACCTGAATGGACATCTAAAGCAGTCTTATCAATGTACATTACAGCAATGAATGAATGGTTAACAACAAGAGACTTAGAAAAGACTATGATAGTTTATACTGAGAATCTAAATAACGAAATAGACAATATAATTAAATTCTTACAGGAGGATAACTAATGGGAGTAGCAGCAGGAGTAATGGGTGGGCTTGCTTTAGCGCAAGGAGTAATGGGAGCTTTTTCAGCAAGCTCAGCAGCATCAGCTCAAGCACAAGCACAAAAACTACAACAACAACAAGCTAATTTTAAGAATGAATGGGCACATGCAGCTGAGCAACGAAATCAGATGCGTCAGTTCCAAGCAAACCTAGAAAGAAATGCACTGATTGAACGTGGTGCCAATACAGATCGAGCTTTGTCTGAATTATATTTAGATAAGAACTTTCAGAATGCAAAAGGAACATTGTCAAAGCAAACTGCAGCAACCAATGCTCAGTTTCTTGGGACGATGCAAGCACGTGGTATGGGGTCAACCTCAGGTACAGCAAGAGCATTGTTACGACAGAACATGTCAGCAGTCAGTGCAAACATGATTGCACTTAAGACAAACTACAGGCAATCCTATAAGGATATTGAAAACCAACAAAGCCAAAAGCTGGGGCAAAGACAATTTTCTTTTCAAGAACAATCAGTCTTTCTACCAGTTACTGGGGGTATTGCAGATTCATCATCAAGTGCATTAACTACAGGTCTTATTAATGCGGGCATCCAAGGTGTTGCTGCTGGTTACTCAGCAAACCTACAGTATGGTAAACCAAGTACACCTGCTCCTGCAGGATTACCAGGAGCTACTGGTGGTGTTAGATTTGGTCTCTAAGGAATAAAATATGTCACAACTAAATAATAACTTTTATAATGAACTTCAGAATATTGCTTCTGCATCTATGCCAGTTACAACTACAAACACAAACCCAACAAACATTGAAGAAGGTTTATCAAAACAAGCTACAGCTAGACTAAAAGAATCAACTGATCTTGCAATGCAAATGTATCCATCAGAAGCAGGAGAAAGATTTGATTTCTGGAAGAAACAAAACAACCCAGAAAGTATGGATACAGATACAAAGAATGTTTATTGGAAGACATATGAACAGATGCATCCTGAAGGTATTGTTGGGGCTAAAAGAGATTTCGTAGATGTTACTAAGAGAGAGTTAGATGTTATTGGTAGTAATGTTGGTAAGGAGTATTTCCTAAGGGATAGGTTGGTTAATACACCAGCATGGGCACGTAAAGAATTAGATCCTATTTTAGGTGAACTCAGTGCAAACGTTGCTAACTCAAACTACTCTAAATCACAGCAAGTCTATATGAAAGATTTAGATCTCAGGGCTTCTCACTTTGCTGCTAAGGCTCAGTTAGATCCTGATGTGTCTATAGATACCCATACAGAAGATGCTGTTAAATTGGAACAACTAAATCTTTTAGAACTAGGTACAGTTGTTCAAGGTCGTATAGGTGTTTATAATGAAGATGGTCAATTCTACCCAGCCTTTGGTATTAAAGATAGAACTGAGATTTTTAAAAAAGATATTGACGCATCTCCTTCTTTGGAAGAGCAAAGTGTTGTTCGTGGTATTGCTCCTAACATTATCCGAAGAGCTGTGGAAGGAAACCTTGCGTTAAACCGAAACAAGATTCAAGCACAAGAACGCACAGGAGAAGCAGTCGCTACTGAGTATTTAACAACTGGTGCTTTTGGTATTGATAAATGGAATACAGCCTTTGCTATGTTACCTAACGTTACTAATTATGATAAACTAAAACAAGGTATTCAAGGAGAGATTTCTTCTGGTAGAATAACCTCTGAAAAAGATTTAATAAGAACAATCTATCAATCTATGGTCACTTATGGTCATCTATTTGAAAAAAATAAGGAACAGAAATAATGCCTCCACTTCAGCCTCTTCAACAAACAGTCTTTGAGCAAGGTCCACAATCATCTGTCGGTATGGGAGCATCTCCTATTGTAGACTATAGGGAAGATCCAACCGTAATAGTAAACCCTATTAACCCAGCTCTTGCTTTGGATAATGGGGTTGCATGGTATGCCTTAGGTGCTGAAGCTTTTAATGTTGCAGGT